CGGCGCTTTTAAAGATAGCGTAAACCGCGCCTATGAGTCGGGCAGAATGCCAAAAATGTTATGGCAACATGACGCAAAGGACATTATTGGCAAGTGGACAGAAATCCGAGAGGATGAGCGCGGCTTATACGTTAAAGGCTCGCTAATCCTTGAGACTGAAAAAGGCCGCGAAGCCTACGCGCTGATGAAGGCCGGTGTTCTGGATGCTATGAGCGTTGGATTTAATATTGTTGACGCTGGCAACGGAACACAGGGCCGAGTGATTAAAAACCTAGATTTATGGGAAATTAGTCTAGTAACCTGGGGCGCGAATCCTGCCGCCTTGATTACTAATGTTAAATCCCAAAAAGACTTTGAACGGTACCTGCGAGACGCTGGATTATCGCGCAAAGAGGCCACCGCTTTTGTGAGTGGTGGCTACAAGGCAGCATTCGGCCAGAGTGATTCTGCGCAGGATGATGAAGCCTTAGCAGCACTTAAAGCACTTCAAACCAAACTTGAGGAAATAACCAATGGCTGACGATATTAAAACAATCGTTGAGGGTTTGGGTAATACGTTCGAGCAATTCAAAATTAAGAATGATGAGCGTCTCGCCCAAATTGAAAAGTCTGGCAAAGCTGATCCTTTGCTGGAAGAACAAGTGAAAAAAATGTCGGCGCGCGTTGCCGAGTTGGACGAATTAAAAACCCGCATTGAGCAGGCAGAAACCGCCGCAGCTCGTAAAGGCTTCGGCGCTGACAATGGCGAAGGCGACAAGCTAGAGCAAAAGGCCGCTAAGTTTGCCGCAATGTGTGCAAAAAATCGCGGCGTGATGGCTAGCGAATTTAGCGCGCGCGATCTGCAAGCATACAAAGCTGGCTTTGTTGAGTATATGCGCAAAGGCGACCTAATGAGCCTGGACGCACAAAAAGCGCTTTCTGTAGGCACTGATCCAGATGGCGGTTATACCGTTGAGCCTGATACGTCTGGCCGCATTGTTGCAAAAGTGTTTGAAACTTCGCCAATGCGCCAAGTGGCGAACGTGCAAACCATTGGCACCGATGCCCTGGAAGGTCTGTTCGATCTTAATGAAGCCGCTAGCGGCTGGGTTGGTGAGAGCGCAGCGCGCCCTGAAACTAACACGCCAGCACTTGGTAAGTGGAGAATCCCGACCCACGAAGTCTATGCAAACCCTGCGGCGACTCAAAAGATTCTGGACGACTCCGCGCTTGACCTGGAAGCATGGCTAGCTGGCAAAGTGTCCGACAAGTTTGCCCGCGCTGAAAATACCGCTTTTGTGAATGGCGATGGTGTTAACCAGCCGCGCGGCTTTTTGACTTATGGTAGCGGTACTACACTGCCAGGCACCATTGAACGCAAAATCACCGGCGTGAATGGTGGCTTTGCTACTGATGGCACTGGCGGCGATTGCCTGATGGATTTGATCTACTCACTGAAACAAGCCTATCGTTCTGGCGCGCGTTTCTTTATGAACCGCACAACCTTAAACGAAGTTCGCCAGATCAAAGACAGCAACGGCATGTATATTTGGCAGCCTGGCATTGCAGCCTCGCAGCCTGCTACCCTGCTAGGCTTTCCAATCCTTGAATTCGAGGACATGCCCGACCCTGCCACTGATTCGCTCTCAGTTGCGTTCGGCAACATGGGCGAGGCTTATCAGGTAGTAGACCGCGCAGGCATTCGCGTGATCCGTGACCAGTACACTAACAAACCGTTTATCAACTTTTATAGCTGTAAGCGTGTTGGCGGTGATGTTGTTAATTTTGAAGCTATCAAGCTTCTTGAATTCACAGCATAAGATGAGGAGACATTAAAAATGGCTAATCGTGATAATGTAAACAACGCTCAAATGGTGTTCCTCGGAACCCTGACTTTGAGCGGCACAACTCCCGCTGCTAGCGATTGGGTTGATACTCGCGGCTTCGATTCTGCTTCGATCATTGTGAAAACTAACACAGTGACAGATGCAGGAACCGCCGAGGGTTTCAGCTTTGTCGTGCAAGAGGGTGACGATAGCACAGCCGCAGGCGCGAGCGCCGTGGCTGATGCTGAATTGATTGGTTCTGAATCTGATCTGACAGTAACCGCTGACGGTGACGACGACAAACTGATCGGCGCTATCGGCTACAAAGGCAGTAAGCGTTATGTGCGCATTGTAGGCACTGGCACAACTGGCACTGATGCAGGCGTGGAAATTTTCGCACTGCTAGAAGATGCCGCGCGCGCCGCGACTACTTTTGTAGGCACTAGCGTAGCAGCGACCTAGCAATAAAGAGCAAGGGCGGCGAATGTCGCCCTTCGCTTTCTTGAGGTGGAAAGATGAAAGTTAAACTTTTGCAGGATTACAAATGCGCGCCAGAAGGTCACACCGTTTACAGTTACGGAAAAGGCGCGATCATCGAAGGCGTTGCCGCCGATCTTGCCTTGCAGGATGGCGCAGCAGAACCGATGCAAGCAGAAGCGGCGAAACCAGCGCCCAAGAAAAAGCGCACACCTAAGCCGAAAGTGACTAAGCCAGCCGAGCCAGAACAAGAGGGCTAACCAATGGCACTGCGCCAGACTTACAGCTATAACCAATATCGAGGCCACACGCTGCAAACAGCGCCCGCTAGTGAGCCGGTAAGCGCTGACGATGTGAAGGCGCAGCTTGAGCTTGACGCATCCGACACCAGCAAAGACACGCAAATAGAGCTATATATAACAGCAGCGCGAGAAATGCTTGAGCAGTTTTCTGGCTTGGCGTTGATTACGCAAACTTGGAAATTGACGCTAGATTGTTGGCCAGCCGATAGAGGCGCAGAACCGTGGTGGAGTGGGGCACGTGATACCGCCATTTATACCATTGTTCAAACAGGCAGAGCCGCGCAGGTGTTTTTGCCGCGCTATCCCTTGCAAAGCGTTTCCAGCATTACCGCCGATGGTGAATCAGTCACGGTGGCTGATGTTTTCGTAGTGGATACACAAGAAAAGCCAGGGCGGTTAGTCAAAAAAGGAACGGCAACCTGGCCGACAGTTTTGGACACAGCAAACGGCATTGAGGTGGTGTATGTTGCAGGTTATGGCGCAAGTGCGGCTGATGTTCCAGCGGCTTTACGACTCGCTATTATTCAAATGGCGGCGTACATGTTTGAGCATCGCGGCGACTGTAATACACAAGATGCGCTCGAAATGAGCGGCGCGGCCTCAATGGTCAACGCTTACAAGGTGCGTGGATTGTGAGTTATCCAAAATATACGCAAGCGCAAACCGGGCGGCGTATTTGCGAGGATGGCACAACCTATAACATAGGCGACCATTTTCGCGGGGATTTTGTATCAATAGCTCGCGGCTATATGCCAGGGGCGCAAGTTTTTGGCGCGTATGGCGAGCGCACAACCAGCGGCGCGGAAGTCAACAGCATTATCTGGCCTAATGGCCCGTTCAACTTGCCGCCAGCCAGCGGCGTACAAATGTCCATAGGTTCAACCAGCGCGGAGGATTCTGCCACCGGGGATAATGTGCGCTCGGTGGTTTTGCATTACCTAGATACAGATTTAGCGCCGCAAACTGAAACGGTTACACTGAATGGCACCACGTCCGTATTGACCACGGCAACAAATATTCGATTTGTGCAAGACTTCCACGTTCTAACCTACGGGGTTAACTCGGTATCGGCTGGCTTTATCAGTGTGAGCCATAACGCCGTGATTTATAACGCTATGACTTTTGGAACGAACCGAGCAGCGTCTAGCGCTCGGATGGTGCCAGCAGGCAAAGTGTTATTTGTTGATGGTGCGGTGGCTAGTTCGATAAGTGGCACCAGCGCAGCGCGTACAGAACTGCGGATAGTCTCAACCGAGCTTTACGGCCAGCTATATAACGATCCTTTTATTTTTTTCCCGCAAGCTTCTATAGGCGTTCAAGATGGCGCGGTAAGTTATCAATTTGGTGGCGCCCTGCGGTTTAGTGCTGGCGCAGTAGTCGCCATTGCGCACACTAGCGATAAATCAGCGGTGGTTAGTGGCAGTTGGTTCGGCTGGTTGGAGGGTGCGGCGTGAAGTGTTGTGATATAACCGCAGGCATGTTGCGAGAGCCTATAGAGATACAGCAGCAATCTATAACCGTGGGCGTAGGCGGCGCGCGTGATATTAGCTACACAAAGCGCGCTGATGTTCGTGGCATGGTTAAGCCGCTATCAGGTAGCGAGCGCCTTTACGCTGACAGACTGGACGCGACCACGCGCTATAGGGTGGTGATTCGCTATCGCTCGGATATAGTCGAAAGTGACCGCCTAATTATCCGCAGTAAAGCCTATCAAATACGCTTTATCAATAACATGGAATTCCGCGACAAGTTTCTGGAAATTGATCTGGATGGCGGGGTAGCAACATGAACGAAAAAGGCGTTGAAATTGTCGGCGTGAATGAGTTGGTCGAAAAGTTTAATAAATTCGGGATTGATGGCCGCAAAGCATTAGGCAAAACTTTGGATAAGATGGGCCAAAAATGCCGCACTGATGCTATTAAGTCTATACAGCGCGACCCGAAAACCGGACGTGTTTACGAGCATGTTTTTAGGACAATCAACGGCAAGGCGATACCTTACAAACTACGCAGCGAACAGCAAAACCTCAGCCCGACACATCGCGCTAGCGCGCGCAAGCAGGCACCCGCAACCGATACCGGCAGGCTAGTGAGTTCAATCAAGTTTACGCGCCACCCTTATGACCGCTTTGGCTATCTTTTCAGCAGATTGAATTATGCTTTTTGGCTGGAATATGGCACAGTCAACATGGCAGAGCGGCCATTTTTACGGCCAGCGGTGCGGAAAAATGCAGAGTGGTTCACCGAGCAGCTACAAAAGAGCCTGGACGAACTAGCGGGAAAAATTGAGTAATGAGCGCCTACCAGCTACAAATAGCCATATATAACGCACTAACAGAGCTTGCCACGCCTTCGCTCATTGCTGATTTTGCTGGCGATAATTACGAGCTTTATTCAGCCAGGATTGAGGAAGCGTTGGCGTTTTTAAATGCGAATGTGGTGGGCGTTTATGACAATCCCGCGCAAGTGGCCGACCCTTCCGATGATAGCGCGTTTCCGTTTATCACAATCAGCGACAGCACCTTGCAGCCGTGGGATACTGACACCGAGCGCGGCGCAGATGCCACGGTTACGATCCACACCTGGAGCCGAGCGCGAAACGCGCTAGAAGTTAAACAAATACAAGATGCGGTATATAATGTTCTGCATCGAGGCAATTTAGCGATTGCTGGCTATACTTTTATAGGCAGTGATTACTTAACCCAAACTGTGCAGCGTGACCCTGATGGCATTACTAGGCATGGCGTACAGGATTTTAAAATAGTCTTTGAGGAGGCATAAAAATGGCTGCGGAATATGGCAGAGCGGTAGACTTTGAGTGGAACAGCGCCGCAGTGTTGGGCGTTCGTGAAAAATCACTTTCAATCAATGGCGAGCCGGTCAACGTGACCAGTGACGAAGATAACGGATGGCAAACTTTATTAGATGGCGATGCAGAGCGCAGCGTAACAATCGAGCTATCCGGCGTTACTAAGGATACCGTTTTGCGCTTGGCTAAAATGACGGGCGGCGCTTCGTTGAATTCAACCGCTACGCTGACCTATACCAATGGCGATGTGTTATCAGGCACTTTTCACCTTGGCGCGTATAGCGAAGGCATCCCATATAATGAAGCCGTGACATTTACCGCCACGTTGATGAGTGATGGCGCAGTAACTTACACGCCAGCCTAATAGGTGATCCATGAGTGAATTAGCGCCGGTTACTTTGGTATTTCAAGGCAAGGAATACAAAGTAACAACCGAGGAAAGCATTTGGGGATTGATAGAAGCCATTGAGGACGTTGTAACTTTTTTTGAGTTAGCGCCCTCTTTGGCTTCGGGCAAGTATCCCACGGCTAAGATTTTCCGCGCTTATGCGGCGGCGCTTAACTTTGCAGGGGCAAAAGTCACTGCAAACGAATTGCGCGAAAAGTCGGATTATAAAAAAATGGGCGAGATGGTTGGCGCATTGGCGGCGGTTTTAATGATGGCTCAGCCTGGCGCTAGTGTTGACCTTGGCGACAATACCGCCAGCGACAGCGAAGCCGAGCAGCTAAAAAAAAATCAAGAACCAAGCTAGTTCGCCATTGGTATCAGTTATGGGTGGCG